CGCCGGGCCAACGTCTCAAAACGTTAGCTCCCAAACTTTCATGGAACCACTATCCCACCTAGCAAGTAACTCCTCATCAGAGGGAAACTCCTTATGAGCATAATCGTTCATACGCTTTTTCAACATCATAATAAAGTCACGAACTTTTTGTTTCAAATCATTCTCATAAAAAAGAGATTCTTCCCAAGCTGTTCGTAACACAGTAAAATGACGAAAGCGATCAGCAGAATAATCTCCAGAAGGTTCGTAATATAACAAACTTTTCATCAAAGAACTTAAGGCCAACGGAGCAAATACACGCCCGTCCTTGCGATAAAATCCTCGTTTTAAAAACGTCAATGATGAACTATTACGAACAGCTTCTTTCGAATATCCAACACCAGTAATCTTTTGACCAAACATAGCCATTACCTCTACAATTTTAGTCATATTCACATATGCTAGAACTGACTGAGGCAATGCCACCAACTGATCATCTCCAAACAAATTAAATCCTCGAAATATCGTTTTCACAATATCTCGAAATGTCAAATGAGGACAACAATGCATTATCAAACATATCCACAACAATAAATTTTCAAACGTATTTTCGTCCGTTGTCGAGAAATGACCCGTCAAATTCCCAACATACATCCAAATCCAAGCACCATCGCTTAGACGGAATACGACAATATTTGAGATCAAAACACCACCAACAATTCGCGCCAGAACAACAGATCCTAAAACACTTTCAACATTCTTTTTATAACATTGCATAAAAAACCAAAACTTAATTTCTTTAATCATCCAATGTAAAATAAATTGAAAACGTTTATCAAATTTACTAAAATCTGCTTCCAGCGCGAATCCTCCATTCAAAACAATTTCTTCAATTACCTTGTGTATCTCACCCCATTCGGAACTCGACGCATTAATTCCAATCCTGGAACCCCAATCTCTCATTGCACGCAGCAATAAATCGAGAGGGGGACCATTAACCATTCGATCCATTAAGTAAAACCGATACCCCTGAAGCTCAAATACTCGTGTAGCTACACTTTCAATTTTCTCCTTGGGTAACAATTCATCCTTCAAGATCGACTTGGAAAAACTAGGAATAATTAAGCCTGAAGCGTATTGAAGCAATCTCTCTTCAACGGCAGCAGTCATTCGTTCATCAGAAAACCTATAGGGTTCAGAACCATTTTCTGGTTGAGCTTCAAATAAGAATGCCCCCTTTTTACCAGGGTCAACTTCATTTGCCCCTTTATTGGGGTCTACCCGACCAAACATTCCAAAACTTTCTAGAGCATCTGATAAGCTCAAAAAATCCAAATCACGAACATGAGGAAACAACAATTCTTTAAAACCGCTTAAGATTTCTCTAAGGTGTT